TCAAACGTATTGAACGTGAGATGGATCAAACGGAAGCAAAGATTGAACGGATTAGGCGTACTATTGCGGAAACCAAAGCACAAGATGCTGTTCTTGGTAGATCATCTGGTAATAATAAGGGACTCAAAGAAGCCGAAACAGAGTATAAACGTCTTATAAATCGAAGCAATGAATTAGCTAAGGCTTATAGTTACGTTAGTTCTCGTGGAGATGAGTTACGAAATGCTTCTTCAAGAGTGAACACTACGCTTGCTCAAGAAGGTAACACTGCGTTAAATACAAGTTCACGGCTTAGTCGGTTACGAAATACTATTTCAAACGTAACATCTTCATTTAGACGTATGGGTGATAGTGGCAGTTCTTCAATGAGAAGAGCTGGTACAAGTGCTTCAATGCTAAGTGAGCGATTAAAAGGCGTAAAGATGGCAATGAGTATGCTAGCTAGTCAGCTAATCGTATTTACGTTGTTATATCAAGGAATTATGATGTTAGCTCAAGGTATGGGTTCAGCATTGATGACTAACCGACAATTTGCAAGTAGCTTTAATGCAATTAAGGTTAATTTGCTGACTGCTTTCTATCCAATTTATAGCTATGTTTTACCAGCGATTAACGCGCTAATGAATGCCTTACGTAAAGCGACTGGTTGGATTGCTCAATTTACTTCTGCTTTAACTGGTATGAGTCTTTCTGGTGCTCGTAGCGGGGCCCAAGGACTTTATAGCCAAGTCCGTGCGATGAACGATACTTCAAAAGCGGCAAGTAAAGCTAGTGATGCGGTCAAGAAGCAACAACAGGAACAAGCGAAAGCAGTTCAACGTGCTAATCAACAAATTGCCGAAGCTAACCGTCAAGGTGCAGCGGCAGTAGCGGCTGAAAACGAAAAGATTAAAGCTGCTAACGAACAAGCTAAGAAAGCCTTTGAAGATACTAAAAAGGCAAACGAAGACCTCCAAGCTTCTTTGATGGGCTTTGATGAACTTAATGTTCTTGATAATAACAAGAATAACCAAGATAATGGCACCTTTGAAGCTCAACCACTAGAGAAATTTACTCCACAGCAAAAGCAAGATACACCAGTCTTTGATGATCCTGGTATTGATGATGGTGGAGCAGGTGATGAAGGCGATCCAGGCCTTGACTGGAATGTCCCGTTAGAAGCTTCTCAAAATGCAATTGATGCAGCTAATAAGGTTAAAAAGGTTTTAGGTGAAATCTTTGATCCAATGAAAAAAGCTTGGGACGAAAAAGGCCAAGCTGTTGTTGATGCTGCTAAGTATTCATGGAAAGAAATTAAACGTCTATTAGGTGATGTAGGTAATTCATTCTTACATGTCTGGGATAACGGTACCGGGCAAAAAGTAATGGAGAACTTATTGCAACTATTAGCGGATATGCTGAATATTATTGGCGACATTGCGAGGGCATTTGCCGAAGCATGGGAAGAAGGTGGACGAGGAACAAGGTTTATTCAAACGATTTTTGACTCGTTGAATAACATTCTTGTTGCTATCCACCATATAGCTGAGTCATTCCGAGAAGCGTGGAATACTGGCGATCTTGGTAAAAGGATTTTTGCTAATCTCTTAGATTTAGCTACTAACCTAGTTAAATTCATTGGTGATATTGCTAAAGCTTTTGATGAGGCGTGGCAACACGGCAATAACGGAACTAAGATGTGGCAAGCTTGGCTTAATGCGCTTAATAATATCCTTAGAATTTTTAAAGATATGGTTGGGTCCATTGATGAAGCGTGGAATCGCTCAAAATTAGGTGTTTCAATCTGGAGCCATCTTATTGAAATTGTAACTGGTGTCGGTAACACAATTGGTAACTTAGCTAGTCAGTTTGACAAAGCCTGGAAACATGGCGATGTCGGAACATCAATCTTTAAGACGCTCTTAGGTATGGTTGATGATATGTTGGGTGCTCTTGGTGATATGGCGACGTACACCGCTAATTGGGCAAAAAAGCTTGATTTCACACCGTTACTACAATCAATTAATAATCTGCTAAAGGCGATTAGACCAGTTACTAAAGATGTTTGGGACGGATTGGCTTGGGCTTACAAGAATGTATTGCTACCTCTTGCAGGTTTTACAATTACTAAGTTGCTTCCTGATTTCTTTAACTTATTAGCAGCCGCGTTGAAGGTTGTTCATAGTGTGATTAAAGCTGCTGAGCCTATTTTTGAATGGTTCTTTGATGGTTTTCTTAAACCATTAGCAAAAATTACAGGTTTTGCAATTGTTGGTGCTTTGAAATTACTAACAGGAGCATTAAATTTACTGTCCGACTGGATTGATAAACATCAGACAGCAACTCAAATAATGACCACAACTTTGATGACGTTATTTAGTCTTAAAGTTGCTGGCAAAACTATTTCTAGTATTAAGGACTTTACCGATGCAATTAGAATTCTCACAATGTATAAGTTTGATAATCTCAAAAAAGGTGCAAAGTGGGCTGATGATTTATTAGGTAAAGTGATCGATTTCAATAAGCAACCAACTACTAAAATCAAGGAGCTTGCTAAAGTCAAATTTGATAACTTCAAGACCGGCGCTGGTAAAATCAAAGAATTGTGGAATGAAGTCAACAAGAAATGGCAAAGCACCAATCTTGCTAAGACTGACTTTCTTAAATCGGCTAAGTCTTCTATTAAGTCTGGCGAACCAATGAAGCTTGGCCAAAAGCTAGGTATCGGTTTATCAACCGCCATGATTGCTGTAACTTCTGGAATTGATATTTATAAAGGTATCAAAGCTAAGAACAAAGAAACTAAATTTAAGGATTTCGGTTCTGGAATTGGTGGTGCCATCGGTGGTGGTATCGGCTTGTTCTTTGGTGGACCACTAGGTGCTGCAATTGGACAACAGATTGGCTCGTTTATCGGTAAATGGGGCGGTACTGGTGCTGCTAAGTTTAGCGATGGTTGGTCTAAGTATGGCAAAGGTAAAAAACCTAAAGACTGGGTTGAAGCGATTGGCTTTAAGTCCCATGAAATCTTAGATAACTTTACATCATGGGCTAAGTCTGTTGGTAAAGATATCAACATTAATATTACGAAGGGTCAAAAAGAAATCAAAAAAGCCAGCTCGAGCATTGGAAAATGGTCAACTGGCTTCATTTCTGGGACCAAGAAGACACTGCAAAAGTGGGCTTTTGATATTGGAGCCAACTTCAATAAAGATGTTGAGAAGAGTAAGAAGCTTGCAATTGCAGGTAGCAATAAGCTTAAATCTTGGACTACTGGATTCGTTGCTGATGCCAAGAAAAATATTAAATCCTGGGCACAAAAGATTGGTTCAAATATCAATACGGATGTGGAAAAGGGTAAGAAATTTGCCAAGCAGGCTGGTAGTAAGATTAAGGACTGGACAACAGATTTCATTGGTAATGCCAAGAAGAAGGTTCACGATTGGTCATCACAAATCGGTTCTAACATCAATAATAGTGTTGAAACTGGTCAATCAATGGCTAAAAATGCTGGAGAAAAGCTTAAAAGCTGGACTACTGACTTTAGAGAATCTGCTAGTGGATTAGTAAGATCTTGGGCTGAAAGACTGGGTGACCATATTAATAACGGCTCTGAATCTTCACGCTCGGGTTCTGTTAATGCTGGTAATAAATTATCTGAATGGACCAGAAGTTTCTTTAATGATGCCAATAGTAGCATTCATAATTGGGCTGGTAATTTAGGCGGTCATGTAGGCAATGGTATTAGTGGTGCCTATAACGCTGCTAAAAATGCTGGTGAGCGTTTAGGAAGTTGGGTTTCAAGTTTTAGAGACGGCACTTCAAGGACGTTAGGTTCTTGGGCTGGAGGACTAGGTAGCACTATTGGTAATGGTATTACTAGTGGTTTGCAAAGCATTAGGAATGCTATTAGTCGTGTTGTTGATGCAATGGTTAGACCTGTTCAAAAAGCAACCGATAAAATCCGCGAAGGAATTAACTGGGTATTAGGGAAGCTTGGCGGTGGTTCTGTTGGTTGGGGTTACTTTAACTGGAACGCCTACAAAACAGGGACACAAAATCATCCAGGTGGATTAGCATTAGTTAATGACCAAGATGGTGATATTTACCGAGAAAGTTATGAACTCCCTAATGGTGAGCAAGGACTATTCCCTGCTAAACGTAATTTCTTAACTTATTTGCCGGCTGGTACTAAGGTCAAGACTGCTACAAATACTGCTAATGAATTAGCAAGCATGATTCCTAAATATGCTGGTGGTATTGGTAGCTTTAATTTTGACTTTAGTGGAATTAGCCGTGCTCTTAGCGGTTTAAACTTTGGCGGCCTTTTTAGCGGTATTGGTGGCTTCTTTGATGCTGCGATGGATGAGTTAGAAAACGTTACTGATGACATTGCTCATCCCGAAAAACTCGTTAACTATATTGTCGATAAGTTTGTGACCTATGATTGGGGAGCAGGCGAGGTACCACTAAAACTCGCCAAGGGTGCTGTTAACGAAGAAAAGAAGGGGATGATGAACTGGGCCCGGAAGGTGATTGACCAATTCGGTGGTGCAACTCATCAAACCGGACCAGGTGCGGAAGGTTGGCGTAGTGCTGTTAAGAAAGCATTACGTAAGAATGGTTTACCAGCGAGTGCCGCTTATGTGAATGCGTGGGTTCGCCAAATTCAAACAGAATCAGGCGGGAACGAACGTGCCATTGGTGGTAATGATGGTTTAGCTGACGGAAACGCAACTGGTCTTTTACAAACGAAGCCAGGAACATTTAATGCTTATGCTTTCCCTGGCCATCACAACATCATGAAGGGTTATGATAACATGCTTGCCGCTATCAATTATGCTAAGCATCGTTATGGTTCTTCAATGCTGGCTGTTATTGGTCACGGACACGGTTATGAAGATGGTGGCTTAATTTCTAAGCACGGCTTCTATGAAATTGGTGAAGGTGATAAGCCTGAAATGGTTATCCCACTAATGAACCGTGAATTAGGTATGCAACGGATTAACGAAGCAATTGCATTTATGAATCGAAACTTTGGTGGAGGGCTACAACTCCCAACAGCTCTCTCAAATAATGCAATTACTCCAAATTCTATGTATGCTGAATCTTCATCAAACAATGATGTTGCAATGCAAAACGGTGGCTTCAAAGAAATGAGTACCAACCTAGTAAATGCCATTGTTCAAGCATTACAAATGCAAAACACCACTAATAGTAGTAACCAACCAGTTGATTTACACTTAACCGTTAAGATTGGTGACGAGTCATTTGGTGAACATGCTATCAAAGGAATTAATGCGGTAAATCAAAAGAATGGTCGAAATATGTTAAATATCTAAGGAGGAGATGGATGGTTGTATTCTCTAAAAATTTCTGGGACAGTGGTTAATCCGGCCCCACAAACAATGCAAGTTGCTATTCAAGATATTGATGCAAAGGCGACCCGTGATGCGCAAGGTCTTTTACATCGTGATCGAGTAGCAACTAAAAGAAAAATAACATTAACTTTTGGTGCTTTAACAGTAGCCGAATGTTCAAAGATTTTGGATTCTGTTAAGGCCGAATTTTTTAGTGTTGAATATTTAGATCCAGTAGACGGGCAAGTTCGATCAGGGACGTTTTATGTTGGTGATCGGACAGCGCCAGTTTATTCATTTGTAGGATCATTACCGGTTTGGAAAGGTTTATCTTTTGATCTGATTGAGCAATAAGGAGGTGATTAATTAGTGTTAACACAATCAAAAGAAACTCGAGATGCTTGGCGAGCTTCACAACGAACTTTGGATATTAAAGTTACGATTGATGGTAAAACATATGGTGCAACTGATATTAATAGTTTGAAGTACGATTCAGGAGCTTACAATGGTGATGCGTTT